GTTGATGAAAGAGGCTTAAAAATCGCAGCTCAGGGTGTAAAAATGATAATTCCAAAAGAATTACAATTTACAGCTGAGAGATTAATGAAGTCTCCACAAAGAACGAGCACAGCAGATAATGACATTAACGCAATCGTTTCTATGGGAATGGTGCCACAAGGATACAGAGTGAATAACTTTTTATCTGACAATGATGCCTACTTCCTAATGACGGATGTGCCTAATGGCTTCAAAATGTTCGTAAGAGCACCGATCAAAACTGCAATGGAAGGTGACTTCGATACTGGTAACGTTAGATTTAAAGCTAGAGAAAGATATTCATTTGGATTTTCTGATCCAAGATGTGTATTTGGTAACGGTAAGTTATAATCTAGCAAATACTAACTTATAGTATTTCATTTAAGGGGCGGTGTTCACATCGCCCCTTTTTTTATGTATAATGTAAACAACCTAGATTAAATTATCTGCAGACTGGCTAGGCAGACGCTATAGAGACTGCAGAGCAAAACTATAGGAGAAAATATTATGGCAAATACTACATTCGATGGTCCGGTTAGATCGAAAAATGGTTTTCAATCTATTGGTCCAGGGGCTTCAATAGCTCTTACTGCAGCAACAAACTTAACCGTTGCTACACATGCAGGAAGATTGTGCACGATGGATCCAGTTGGAACTCCAACTGCGATTACACTTCCATCAATCGTTGCGACTGCTGATAACGCATCAGCTGGTCCAGGAAGTGATCCAAACAACGCTAATACTATTGGAACAACTTTTGAAATTCTTTTTATTGATGAGTTCACAGGAACTATATCAACTGACGGAACAGATAAATTTATTGGTTCAGTAATGGTAGGTGTTGACGATGGCTCAAAAAAAGCTTTCGTACCTGCAGCAGCTAATGATGTTGTTAATTTAAACGGAGAAGCTGGAGCCGGTAATGCTACTAAAGGTGGTTTAATTGGTTCTAGAATTAAATTTACAGCCGTGGCAGCAAATCAATATATGGTAGAAGGTTTATTAATTGGTGACGGAACAATCGTTACACCTTTTGGTAACTAATAATTAAACGGTGCTCCTTAGGGAGCACCAAATTAAGGAGAAAAAATTATGGGTGGATCAAGTTTTTCATCAGACCAGTCGAGTGCTCATGCTACGTCTACCGCACAAATGGTGCCAACGACTCAGCGAGCAAGATTGACTTCAATACAAGCCAAAGGCAATGCTAGTGGTTCTATCATTTTTAAAAGTGGTGGTGGTTCGGGCACTACAATAGCCACGTACTTATTTGGTACTGAAGGTTTAGATATGTATCTTCCGGGCAACGGAATTTTATTTGCTGAGGGTATACATGCTACTATTGGTGGTACTGGTGGAGTAACAATAACATTCACGTAAAATGAGAAATGGCCGTATAGAAATTATGGGCTATAAGCGTGGAGGAGATGTAATGCCTCCACGAAGTAAAAAGTATTTTCGTTCTACAAAAAGTGGAGCGGGGATGACAGCAGCTGGTGTTGCTAAGTATAGACGGGATAACCCTGGTTCAAAACTTAAAACAGCAGTGACAGGAAAAGTAAAACCTGGATCTAAAGATGCAAAGAGACGTAAATCATTTTGTGCTAGATCACTTGGACAAATGAAAAAGTTTCCTAAAGCAGCAAAAGATCCAAACTCTAGATTAAGACAAGCTAGAAGGAGATGGAAATGTTAGAAAAAGCAAAACAAAAAATTAAATCTTGGTGGAAGAAATTTTTGAATTGGTTTTTATCAGGATTAGATAAGTAATTTATGGCTCTAAAAATAAGCGACGAAGCTCGTGTGCAGATGCCGATGAAAACGGTAGCCTCGTTAATTACGATGGTTGCAATCGGAACTTGGGCTTACTTTGGCTTGCACGAAACACTCAATCAACATCAAACTAAAATTGAGTTGATGCAAAAAGATTTAGAGCAAAATACTGAATTTAGAATAAAATACCCTCGAGGTGAGTTAGGTCAATCAGCAGGAGAGGCGGAACTTTTTATGATTGTAGAACACGTTAGTGGTCTATTAGAAGATGTAGAAACAGAAATTAAAGGTATGAGAAACAATGCAGTTAATATAGAATTTTTAAAGAAAAGAACTGAAAAATTAACTGAAGACGTAGAAAAATTAATTAGAAACGGAAGTGGTAAAAATCAATGATAGAAACCGTATTTGCACTTATTTTAACATTAAACGGAAATATGATAGAACATGTATACAAAAACAATCTCAGCGATTGTTTGAAATCAAAACGTATCGCACAGAACGAGGTCAATCCTGAGAGAGTTGTATTTAGTTGTCAGAAAGTAAAAGCTCAAACAGAGATATACATGGATCGAAAAAAAATAGTTAAAATATTAAAATGATATATCTAATAAAAAAATTATTTGGTATAGATAAACTTGAAAAAAGAATAAGATTATTAGAAAGAAAAAACTACTGGAGAGATAAATACAAGAATGGCATATCTTAACATTAACATCCCAACCGTGTATGCTAAAGTTAAAAAGGAATATTTGTATGATTTGGATTCTAAGTATAAAAAAGAAAGTTTTGATTGCGTTATCTTTGGTATGGCGAGCATCACAGGCCGTTCATTACTTTTTCACTGCATGTTACCCAATGGTGCGTGTTATTGGAGGTTGCCTATCTCAGCGTTTTTCCAAAAACAATTTCATAGAGCCGAAGTGCCAGATATGTCGGTTGACCAATTGGAATTGTGGAATTGTTTTAGTTATTATCCTGCTTGCACTGAATTTGATTTTCTTAGTGGGCAACGTGGTAAATTTCTAGGAAAGGATAAAAAATTCTATCATGGAGAATATCAATTTACGATTGACTGGGCTAGTCCGGAAGTTAATGAAGTTGATTGTGAGCATTCTGAAATTCCTCAAGAACACAAGTGTGCACATATTTTGGCACTCGATAACGGTAATTATGCTGCTCAGCCTAATAATCGTATCCTGTGGAGCGTTTCTAACTATACTACTAGTAGATCTTGGCCAGACTATAAAGTGCAAACTACGGAGTGGTCGGTCGAAAACAAAGATTGGGTGACAGACGATACAGATGATATGTTTTATACAATTAAGGAGAAAAAATGAAACTTACAGCTAACATAACTCTTGACGAGCTTACAAAAAGTCAGGTCGCTGAGAGAAAAGGAATTAATAATAATCCTAGCCCTGAACAAATAGAAAATTTAAAAGCTTTAGCAATAAACGTTCTTCAACCGATACGTTCACATTTTGATAAGCCATTAATTATAAGCTCGGGCTTTCGTTGTGCACAACTGTGCCTAGAGATAGGAAGTTCAGTCGGTAGTCAACATACAGCTTCAGATGAATCGGCTGCAGCTGATTTTGAAATACCTGGTGTAGACAATAGAGAATTAGCTCGTTGGATTAGAGATAATCTAGAAGTAGACCAAGGAATATTAGAATTTTACAAAGATGGTGAGCCATCGTCTGGCTGGATTCATTGCAGTTATTCACGTAATAATAATAGACAACAATGGTTGCGTGCAAACCGAGTTGATGGTAAGACTACCTATACACCATGGTTAAAATAATATGGCAATAGGAAGATCACAAATGACAAAACAAGTTGAGGGCCAATTAAGAGGCGCAAGAAAAATAAAAAAAGTTGCTAAGGGTTTAGCTAAAGCTTCAAAGACACACGCAAAACAATCTAAAATATTAAAAGGACTTTTGAATGGATCCAAAAAAAGGAACGGGAAAAAAGCCTAAAGGTTCAGATAGAAGACTCTATACTGATGAAAACCCAAGAGACACGGTTAAAATAAAATTTGCTACACCTGCAGATGCTAGAGCTACGGTTAGAAAAGTAAAAAATATTAATAAACCTTTTGCAAGAAAAATACAAATTTTGACCGTTATGGAACAAAGAGCCAAGGTTATGGGCAAATCTGAGGTAATGAATATTGCAAAAAAAGGTAAACAATCCATTCGCCAAACTCGTAAGGTCTAGAACTTACAGATCTAAAGTGTTAAAATCAAAAAAGTTGTACGACCGCAATAAGGAGAAAAAATCTCTCAAAGTGGCCACTATAGAAGGAGAACAAAATGACAAAACTATGTCCTAGAGGCAAAGCAGCAGCAAAACGTAAGTTTAAGGTATACCCTAGCGCCTATGCTAATGCCTACGCATCTAAAATTTGTGCAGGTAAAATTAAAGATCCATCTGGTGTAAAGAGAAAAGATTTTAGAGGACCTAAACCTGCTGCAAAAGGAAAAATGATTAAAGCTAGTATGGGTAAATACATTGGCTCTTACATTAAAAGCGAAATAGACGGAAAGAAAATTTCTAATAAATCTTACGAGAAATATTATAAAGGAATGATCTAATGTCAAAAAGGGGTTCATGTTGGGTAGGCTATGAACAAAAAGGAATGAAAAAAAAAGGTGGTAAGTTAGTACCAAATTGTGTGCCTGCTGGCATGAAAAAAGGAGGACTTAAAGAATGGTTCAGACAAAATTGGGTAGATATTGGGAGCAAGCGAAAAGATGGTACTTTCGCAAAGTGTGGAAGATCGAAACAACGTGCGGATGCGAAACGGAAGTATCCAAAATGCGTTCCTTTAGCGAAAGCGAGAAGAATGACAGAGGGTCAAAGAAAGTCTGCCGTTGCAAGGAAACGGGCCGCTGCCAATGTGGGACCAAAACCAAGTAATGTAAAAACTTTTGTTAAAAAAAATACAGGTGGTATGATAGATTATTATAGAGGAGTAATTTAATGGCGACATCAGGAACAACAACATTTGATTTAAACATTGATGAAATTATTGAAGAGGCTTATGAAAGATGTGCCATCAGAACTAATGCAGGTTATGATTTGAGATCTGCAAGAAGAAGTTTAAATTTATTATTTTCAGAATGGGGTAACAGAGGAGTTCATTTATGGAAAGTTGCCTTAGTAGAAAATGCTCTTGTTTCAGGACAAGCTGAGTACACTGCACCTTCAACTACCAGTGATGTTCTAGAGGCATTTGTTTCATCAACAGCTGCAGCATCTAATACCTCGAATACTCAAGATGTTTCATTGACTAAAATTGATAGGTCTACTTATGCAGCGTTACCGAATAAATTAGCGACAGGTCAACCATCTCAATATTATGTGCAGAGAGAAACAACACCAAAAATATTTTTATATCAGGCACCTGATTTGAATACTTACACAACTTTAAAATATTATGTTGTTAAAAGAATAGAAGATGCTGGAGCTTACACAGACCAAGCGGATGTTGCTTATAGATTTTTACCATGTATGTGTTCAGGCTTAGCTTATTATTTGGCTATGAAAAAAAATCCTAATTTAGTACAACAAAATAAACTAATATATGAAGATGAATTGAAAAGGGCATTAGATGAGGATGGTCAAAGAACATCCACGTTTATTACACCTCAATCTTTTTATCCTAACGGATTATAATTATGGCAAAATATGCATCAGGCAAAAGATCATTAGCGATATCAGATCGATCAGGTATGGCTTTTCCATATGATGAGATGGTAAAAGAATGGAATGGTTCTTTAGTGCATAATTCTGAGTACGAATCTAAACAGCCACAAATTAGAAGAAGATATGCAGTTAGTGATGCTATTGCTTTACAAAACCCAAGAAACATAAAATTTCAACAACCTAAAACTGTAGCTGATAATGATACCACATTAGCTGATTCTGGAGGTGCATCAGTTGGTATAGCCAACTTGACATTACCTGGAGATTTTGCTTTTCAAACTTTCACAACTGACATTAATACAAATGGTTTAAACACCAGCCAACAAAGTATGGAACCAAGAGATCCATCTTTACAAAATAGAAGAAGACAGGTCACATGTTTAGTTAACCCTGTAACTGTGGAGATATCGTAATGGCAATAACTCATGCAAATTTTTTAACTCAAGTAAGAAATTATACCGAAGTCTCTAGTTCTGTATTATCTGATACTATCTTAGATCAATTTATTAAAAACACAGAACTCGATATTGCCTCTAAAGTTGATTACGATGATTTAAGAAAGTTTTCTAATTCAAACTTTACTGCGAGTAATAGAGCAGTAAGTCTTCCAGGTGATCTTAAATATTTAAGAGCAGTAAAAATTACTGATGGAGGGACAGAAGTATTCTTAGAAAAAAGAGATCAAACCTTTATCGCTGAATTTAACCCTACAGGAGCTACAGGACAACCTAAATATTATGCTATGTATAATGATAAAAATATTATTGTTGCACCCACACCAGCTTCGGCTTTAGCAATCCAAATACAATATATTAAAAATGCACCTCATTTTGATTCTACGACAAGCACTATGTTATCAGATCAATATGAGAACCTTTTGTTGTACGGTGTTTTAGTTGAGTGTTTTTCTTATTTAAAAGGACCCCTTGATATGTACAATCTATATAAAACAAGGTATGATAAAGCATTAGAGGCTTTTGCACTAGAGCAAATGGGATCTAGACGTAGAGGTCAATATACTGATGGTGTTCCTAGAGTTAAGATAGATTCACCATCACCATAAATTTAAGGAGAATAAAATGGCAATAACAACAAACGCAATTACAAATAGCTTTAAGGAAGAGATTCTTGAAGCTGTGCATGATTTTACACCAACTACAGGTGATAAATTTAAATTAGCTTTATACACTTCACAAGCATCTATTGGAGCAGATACTACAGCTTACCCTGGCGATAGCACAGGAAACCAAGTTGCTAACACTGGTCAATACACGCAAGGTGGAGGTCTTTTGGTTAATGCTCTTGTTTCAACACAGGGAACAGTAGCATTCGTGGATTTTTCAGACTTATCTTTTACAGGTGTAACATTAACAGCTAGAGGAGCTTTAATTTATAACACTTCAAACAGTAACAAATCTGTTTGTGTATTGGACTTTGGCGGTGATAAAACTGCTACGTCAGGAACTTTTACGATTCAGTTTCCAAATCCGAACAACACACAAGCTATAATCAGAATCGCATAATTAGGAGCCCGGTGTTATGGCACAACTTACTTACACCGTTACCGTAGCATCGGGCAGCCTTTACTTAGGTGGAGGTGCGACTGGTAACGTTTACTATCTAGATGGTGTAAGAGATATAGATCTAAAATGGGTCAAAGGTGGAACTTTAAGGTTTGACCAAAGCGCATCAAGTAACGATAATCACCCTTTATTTTTTGCTACACAAACTTCTAATCCACAATCAAATGTGTACGGAACAGGAGTGTCTTATTATTTAGATGGCTCTGCTACACAATCTGATTATTTTAACACTACAACTTTTAACGCTGCAGGAACAAGGTACATTGAAGTTACTCCTGCATCAGAGACAGATTTTTACTATGCCTGTTACATACATGGAATTGGCATGGGCGGAGCAATTGATTTAACACAAACTACTTGGGGTGCATTAAGTTGGAATTTTGGTGAGTGGGGTGCACAAAATGAATTAGCATTACCAGTTAGTGGTTTAAGTTTACAATCCTCTTTAGGAGACTTTGCAGCGTTTCCAGATCGTGGTTGGGGCGGAAATAATTGGGCACATGGAAACTGGGGAGAAGTCAATGCAACTGATATACAAGTTTCTGGTTTACAATTACAATCATCAATAGATCAAGTAGCTGCTTTTCCTGAATTTGGATGGGGTGGACAAGTATGGAATACCTCTAACGGAGGTTGGGGAGATCTTGCAAACGTGCAAGTTGATTTATCTGGATTTCAATTACAAACTAATATTGGTGAAGAAGGCACTGAAGGAGAAATAAATGCAGGTTGGGGTCGATTAACATGGAACAATAATCAAGGTTGGGGTATTTCAGGAACTCTCCAAGCTGATGGAATAGAACTACAAACTACAACTCCTGGTGTATCAATTGATGCAGAAGTTAATACAGGTTGGGGTAGATTAGAATGGGGTAATGGCGCATGGAATGTTGCATACTCTGTAGAATTAGGATCTCTAAGCTTACAATCAAATATTGGAGAAGAGCAAGGCTTCACAAACTTTACAGCAGAGCCTGCAGGATTGCTTTTACAATCAACTTTAGGTGATGCACACGAAACCACGGCAGATGGCCAAGTTGCGGTGTTTACTAATTTATTACAAACATCACAAGGAGATGCAGTTGGAGCACAAGATATTGAATTTGATATTTCAGGCATAGGAATGCAAACTAGTGTAGGCACGGGTTCTGAAATAGGTGCTTTAACAAAAGCAGAAGTTGATGGAATAGGATTACAATCTAATATAGGTGAAGAAAGTGCCACTGGACTAGCTGTAGTTATTCCTACTGGAATTCAAATGGCTTTCTTAGCACCTTCAGCAGATGCAGTTTCTGTGGCAGAAGTTACTGGATCACAACTACAATCTTCAATTTCAGGGCCTCAATCTATCTCAGGAAATGGTGTTGTTAATTTAACAGGCATAGAGTTGACTGCAAGTCTTGGCTCAATTAATATTACACCATGGAATGAAGTAGATTTAGGAGTCAATAATACTTGGACTGAGGTTGATTTGGCTGCTTAGATTTAGTAATATAACAATATAAGGATTTATAATTATGGCATCATCATATACATCACTCGGAGTAGAACTTCAGGTAACCGGCGAAAATGCAGGTACGTGGGGTGATAAAACAAATACAAATTTACAATTATTACAACAATTAGTTGGAGGATTTAATCAAACATCAATCGCTGGTGGAGCACAAGACACAGATTTAACGGTCGTTGACGGTAACACTACCGGCACAGCTCAACAAAACATGATTGAGTTAACTGGAACGATTACTGGAAACCAAACAGTTTCTATACCTTTGGACATTGAAAGAATGTACATCATAAGAAACTCAACATCAGGAGCTTTCACTGTGGAAATTCAATATGTTTCAGGATCAGGAACAAGTTTTACTTTTGCAGCAACAGACAAAGGTACAAGAATGCTTTACGCAAAAGCTGATGACGGAACAAACCCTAACATTATCGATGTTGGAATGGTTGACACTTCAGGAATTCAAACTTTAACTAACAAAACTTTAACCTCTCCTGTCATAGGCACTGGTATTAATGACACTAACGGAAACGAATTAATTAAAGTTACCGCAACAAGTTCTGCTGTTAATGAAGTTACACTCGCTAACGCAGCAACCACTAACAACCCTACTTTATCAGCGACGGGTGGAGACTCAAACGTTGGTATAGATTTAACACCAAAAGGTCTAGGAGCCATAAAATTAACAAGTTTAGGTAGTATTGAAGCTTTACAAGAAAGAGCAACGATAGCTGCTACAGGAACAACGGGAACGGTCAACTATGATGTTCTCACACAAGCAGTTCTTTACCACACAACTAATGCTGCCGGAAACTTTACGGTAAATTTTAGAGGTGATGGTTCAAACACTTTGAACAACGTTATGAATACAAATGACTCCATGACAGTAGCATTTTTAGTAACTCAAGGAAGCACACCTTATTACAATAGCGCAGTGACCATCGATGGGTCGAGCGTTACTCCTGAATGGCAAGGTGGATCTGCACCATCAGCAGGAAATGCAAGTTCAGTTGATATTTATTCATATACAATAATTAAAACTGGATCTGCAGCGTTCACAGTTTTTGCTGCGCAGACACAGTTTGCATAATAGGAGGAAAATAAAATAATGCCGATCTTAAATACAAGAGGAGCAGCATCAGCTAGAGGATTTGGATTTAGCGGAGGATTTGGACCTTGTTTAATCGTAGCTAAAGGAGGAGATGCTATCATTGATAATGGAGATTTCAGAACTCATATTTTCACAGGTAGCGGAAATTTTTTAGTACAAGACGTAAAGGCTGCATCAAACGGTAAAGTTGATTTTATGGTTGTTGCTGGTGGCGGAGCTACCGGAGGTCCTTACGCAGCTGGAGCAGGAGCTGGAGGATTTAGAATTTCTAACAATCCAGCATCTACTATACCTGCACCAACAATGTCACCTCTCGTAAGCACTTGTGGAGTTACCGTTACTGCACAAAATTATCCAATTACAGTCGGTGCGGGCGGAACAGGTGCCACTACTAATTCAAGCACAACCAACGGAGGCACTTCAACTTTCGGACCCATCACATCAGCAGGCGGTGGAAAAGGAGCTGCTTCATCTCCTGGAACGGGAACGGCAGGCGGATCGGGCGGAGGTCATACTAACAGCCCAGGCCCACAAGGTGCTGCAGGAAATACACCCCCTACGAACCCCTCTCAAGGTTTTCCTGGAGGTAGTTCAGGAAATAACTCAAACAATGCAGGTGCTGGAGGAGGCGCAGCAGAGAAAGGTCAAAATACATCTGATGGCCCAACACCTTCAACAAGTCCACAATCCGCAACAAAAGGCGGAGATGGAAGTTTTATTGCAGACGCATTTATAGGACCAACTGCTCCAAGTTATGGAGAACCTGGACCTGTAAGTTCAACTAGATATTTTGCTGGTGGCGGAGCTGGGGGTTCTGATACTCCTCAAACTAACGCAGTCGGTGGAGTTGGAGGAGGCGGTGACGCTAACAAACCACCTAACAGTCCAGCTTGTAGCGGAAGAACGGCTGGTCTAACTAATCAAGGTGGAGGAGCTGGAGGAGGAACTGATTTCAACCAAAACAAAAACGGAGGATCTGGAATCGTAATGTTAAGATATAAGTTCCAATAAAGTTATGGCACATTTTGCAAAAATATCAGAAGAAAATATTGTACTAAATGTTGTAAGAGTTAGCGATGGTCATGCCCAAGATGAAGCTATGGGGCAAACACACCTTGAAAGATCTAGTGATTGGCCTGCTCATTTATGGATTCAAACTTCTTATAATACAAAAAATAATAAACACGAATCAGGCGATGACTCAAAAGCATTTAGAGGAAACTATGCTGGTGTAGGGTACACTTGGGATTCAGAAAATCAAATATTTTTACCACCAAAAGAGCATGCTTCATGGGTGTTAAATTTAGCAGAGGCTAGATGGCAATCACCTGTTGGTGACGCACCTGAATTAACATCAGAACAAGAATCAGCTAAATCGTATTATGATTGGGATGAGGCTAATCAGTCTTGGGTTTTAAAAACTATAGGTGGTGAAACTGATTTACCTCCATACGACGAAGAATAATCATACATAAGTAAAAGTTATAGTTTGAATAAAATTAAGATGTGTATTCTTTCTATTTTCTACATAATATCTTTTATCAGCCGGAAACATTATAAAATCATCAGTTTTTAAGGGCACGGACCACGTTCGATTCTTTCGTCTATTGTCATCGTAATTAATATGTATTTTGCATGAGTCAGAATCTATCTCTACTCCATATAGCAATACAAAATCTGGAGATTCTCTTAAATCTACGGGATCTACTTTACACTGTGGTTTAGATGTTTCGTTTCTTTCATAAAAATTTCCGTATCCACTTTTTTCAATTAAGGTAATATTTTGTTCAACCTGCATAAATTCTCTAAAATAAGTTTGTAGTCTGTCATAAGTTCTTGAGAAGGGATAATCGACATTATCGTAAAATTGATACATTAGTATATCTTTTACAAGTCTGTCTTTTTCAATTGCAAAGCCTTCTGGCATTTTTACTGTTCCAGTGTATAAAGATATTTCAGATAATGTTTTTTTCTTTATCATTTGTTTTTAAAATAATTTGGCAATCCTAAGTGTGGACGTTTGTCAAATAAATTTTCTTTTGATCCCTTAGTTTTAGTGTTATTGTAATGTAAAAATACTTGACAACAATCTTCTCCTATAAAAGGGTCTCTCCAATGTTCTAAATCACAACCCCTATAAATTAACATGTCTCCGGGTTTTAAATTTACTTTAATACCTTTTGGTGCATTAGGTTTATGTAAATTTTTATATTCATCAATAACATTATTTGCTCCTGTGGGGTCTAAATAAATTGGCCAGTTTTCACCACCAAGATTCAGTGTGGTTGAAATTTCACAACTAAATCTATCTTTGTGTCTTCTAAGTATATCACCTTTTTTATAAATTCTTGTATAAGTATAATTAGGTGTGAGTTTTAATTTGGTTTCATTCTCTACAACTGGTTGAAGCTTTAGTAATAAAGTTTCAGAAAGAATATCAGCATAGTGCGAATATGTATTTGGAACTTGTTCATCAGTCCATACACCCCATTCTGAAGTAAAAGGAGATATGAACTTTGTATCAAAAAATGTCTTTGCCACCTGTCTCTTCATTAAAAAATAATTATAAGCAAAAGTGGCTAAATCTTTACTAATGGCCTTTTTTATAATTTTATATTTTTGTTTTTTAAAACTCATGGTGTTTTTCTAATTGCTTGAACATTAAAGTGGATAAATCTAAACGGCTCTACACCAGGATCAACAGAAAATTGATGTTGTAAAAAAGATGGAAAAAGCATGACATCTCCTGGTTTTGGTTTAAAGGTTACCATTGGACTACCTATACTTAATTCGTTCGCATTTTTTAATGGTAACATTGTCATCATCTTACCCGGTCGAGGATCATGAAATATTGGTACAGATGTTTTCTCAGAGCATTTTAAAAAATAAAAACCGCTTATGTGATTATCATAGTGCACATGACCATCATGATGCCCTCCGCCATTTTTAGCAAACTCTTGAACCCAAAACTCAGTCCACTTTAATTGGTAATTACTTAAATCGTACCCCATGTGGTCTAATATTTCTGTGGATCTTCTTTCTACATACATTTTAAGTTGATTAAATTCTGGCTCATTAATTAAGCTAAGAGAATGAAATGATAAACCAAAGTCACCTATTTTTTTCTTATAAAATTTTTGATTTTTTTCAATTGTCTTTTTGGCTGCATTTTTTGATTCTTTAATAAATTTGTTACTAGCTTTATTTAAATCTTTTGCTAACTCTGGCAATGAAGCAGTATAAATTGGTGAAGCAAAGTAAGGTGTAAAGTTTATATTTTCGTTCATCTGTAAGGATATCCTAAATTCCAAATTACTAAAGAGTATCTAGAACCTTTTGTAACCGGACATACTCTATGCCATAAAAAAGAGGGAAAGACTACAATAGAACCCCTTGGTAAAATTTCTGTGCACTTTCTAATATTTTCTTTATTCTTGCGTTCAGGATGGTTGAAATTAAATTCTAACTCTCCTCCTTCATAAGTTGATGGATCTGAGAGGGAACATGTTACAGATAATTTTCTAATTTTTTTATGTTGTAATGGCAAGTCAGGTCTGTCATAGGGTTTACCCCAACTATCACAATGCCAACCATAATATTGATTCTCTGAATATTTAGTAAACTGACACGATTCTGAAAAATCCCAATCAAAATTCCAACCAGCATTTTTATTAGCTTGATGTATGTATGGGTGTATTTCTTTATAGATCCAAGGCTCATTCATCCAAACAACTGCTGAATCTCTTTTCTTTTTTAAATCTTTTAATTCTTTTTGATTGAGTGCATTTTTACCACCAAACGCACCAGTAAGGGCTATTTCTTCTTGATGATGTTTTCCATATTCTATAATTTCGTCACAAAACTTATTTGTTAAAACACTATTAAAATAATAATATTGTGTTGCTAGATCCATAAATTAAAAATTGTTTTCAAATTTAATATAATTAAAATTTATTACTATACGTGATTTTTCATCTGTGCAGGTAGCTCCAGTGTGTTGTTCATCAGCTTTGAACTCTACAAAAGTATTTTCTACACTTTTTATTTTTTTTCCATTTTTAAATTTTGTGTAACCATTATTAGTATTAATATAAAATATACCTGTAGTTATTTTTGCACTTTTACTTGATGAGTAATCGACATGATACCCATGTTCGATATGTTTTTCTGATCGAGTTAAAAGATTTGCTTTAACTCTTAAAAGAGTCAAAGGTTTAAATTTTTGTATTAT